CCACTACCATCACCCCATTTTTGTTCAATGTTAATATCTGGATTACATTTTTCACCCTTATTAACTTTGCCTTTTAACTCATCACGAAAATAAGCATAAGCAAAATCATTTTGCCTACTATTTTCTGAACCATTTATATTTCCATCAAGTCGAAAATCAAAATGCTTTGTGATGTACTTATCGTCTTGATCGCTTTGATCTCTATGACGATTTTCCCTTGCATACTCGCCATCAGTTGTACTTTCAAAGCCATCTTTCTTCGCCATATAACCAAAATGAAAGCAACTATCTTTTGCAATAGTATTTACATTATCAAACTTATTTTGAAGATGATAAGCCATCTTAATATCTTCTGGTGTATAATGTCGGCTTACTATTTGTTGGGCAAGTTGCCAAGTTTTATCTTGTAAGGGTTTTATAGTTTCCCTTGCTTGGTCAAATGCCTCTTTTTCTTGCGTTAGTTCTTGTTCTAAAAAAGGTCGCATAAATACATTTAATATTTTTGATCTATGCCCTTGATTATTTCTTACTCTAGCCATTTATTTCTCCTTTATTAAGTTAAAGATATATTTATAAACTATTGACTTTTAAAAGTCAAAGGTTTATATAGGAGAATATATGATAGATTATAACTTAATACTGTGGATTGGACTTGGTTTAATAGTGGGTGGTTTTTGCCTGTTCTTATATTCGCAACATAGATTGAGACAGCTGGATATAGAACAATGGAAATTAAACCAATCATTTAATAAAGGTAAAAAATGATTTTAGAAAGTTTATGGTTTTATGTCTTTTTATTTATAGCTGGATTTATCTGGCTATATTTAACTGAATAAAACATAAGGCCAACAGGCGCCTTGATTAGGAAACATTTATGTATTCCCTGTAGAGGCGCCCTTGAGCCCAGATCCAGTTGAGATAACAACTAGGTTTGATTTTCTAGCATAAGGTGAAATACCTATCAGCTGGATCCGGGGTCAAGAAAAAATAAAAAGCTACAAGCTCCAAGCTCCAAGCTGCAAGCAGCGTTGACAATGGACCTGGGATCATGTAGGATGAATTTAGAAAGAGGTATAATATGGAATATGCAACAAAAGAACTAGAAAGAATCGCGGACGCTCTAGAAGAGATTCTGCGACTAGTAAAGAAAGATATGGAGCCTAAAAAATGACAACAATAAAATATAACAACAAAAAAATGAAACTGCCATATGACTTAACAGATGGCGAGTTGAGCACAGAGCTAGTAACAAGACAGAATCCCTTCAGCGGTCAATCTATAGAATTGCCAGAATTCGCGGCGGTTGTGTATGATACCTGCATCGATCTGAATCTGAAGGCTGAGCGTAAAGACTCAGCGACGGGTCAACCTCCAGGGATCTCGGAGCATCAGAAGGACTGGCAAAAAGTACGAGATGGAATCAATTTTTTCAGACGCTATTTTGCTAAAGAGTATATGGTGCTACTTGATTAGATCTAAGCATAATGACTTGATGAATTATTTCATCCACGATGAGCGGGACCTGAGTCCCGCTTATGTGCGCAAATGCAAGAAATTTTTCAAAGAGCTCAAAGAGCCAGACGCCTGGATCAGGCGCAAGCTTCAAGCTTCAAGCTCCAAGGCCCAAGCTTCAAGCTCCAAGCGCCACGAACCAGACACAATTAAATGATATAAAAAATTATGCTTGTTAAAGAAGCAAAAAAAATAACCGGATCAATGACTCGGACCAAGAAGATGCCTGGCCTGAGCTACAGCCTGCCAGCCTGGGAATGTAATACAGGTAAGAAGCTGCGCGCCATTAAGGGCTCAGTCTGCTCAGGGTGCTATGCGCTCAAGGGCAACTATACCCGGTATCCTGCAATCAAAGCCGCTCAGTACTACCGTCTGGCGTCCCTGATGCATCCGCAATGGACTGAAGCAATGGCGGTCCAGATCAAGCGCCAAGCCTGGTTCAGGTGGCACGACGCCGGCGACCTGCAATCAGTCACACATTTTAAAAACATATTAGAAGTTTGTAAGCTAACACCAAGCACCAAGCACTGGCTCCCGACCCGGGAAGCTAAGCTCCTGCGCCTGATCAATCCTGCCGTAATTCCGGCTAATTTGATCATTAGACTATCTGGTCATATGATCGACGGTAAAAACGCGACCTGGTGGCCGTGGACCAGCGCTGTCTCGACGAAGAGCAAGAGCTGCCCGGCTAAGGACCAGGGCAACCAGTGTCTAGACTGCAGAGCATGCTGGAACAAGGAGGTCCCGAATGTCACGTATCCGAAACACTAGAATTATTGAAGAGCTCCATGAGCAATGGGCCAGGGACAATGGTTACAGGAAGGTGCAAGCTCCAAGCCTCAAGCCTGAGGACCTGCATGCTGAGAACACGAACCGGTTCGGTAAGGTTCAAGCTCCAAGCTCCAAGCCTAAGTTACAAGCTCAAAAGTTTTCTGGATAAAAACCCAATCAACTGAGTCCCATGGACCATGGCCCTTGGACAATAGTTCTTGGATCATGGATCCTGGAACAAGTTTCAAGGCTCTAGGACCGAGGGTCCTGAGCAGGATAAATGTTTTGTCTGGATGTGACTTATGGAATGAAATTTGATGTGGTGAGAATCTGACTTTGTTCCCTCTTGCGACTTTTAATTCAACAGTGAAAAAGTGCCTAGAATTATTGTAGCCCAATAGATCAGGCATGCCGAGTAAGCTAAGGTTTTCAATACGATTCCAGATGATGGAACATGTATTTTTCTTAAGATCTTGGTATAATTTTCGCTCAGGTTTAATTGCATTTTTCAAAGTAACTCTTGCTTACAACTTAAACCCAGAATCAGGATGGGTGGGGGATATAATTCGTTTCTCTTTCATTGGTTTTAAAACTACTCTCACTGAGTTTGCCCCAATAATTGCACTCTCTTGAACTTCTATTCTTCTAATTTCTTCTAAATGATTTCCTACATGCATGAACACTGAAGCATCTCCTAAAGATCCTTTTTGTCCTTTACCTTTATTGTCCATAAATTCTTGCATGAATTCCATTAGCTCTCTTAGTCTCATTACATTCCTGACTTTCGAGCATTATCAACTTGTTTATTTAAATGATCGTGCAACTTCTTATTCTCTTCTTCTACCTCAGTCAAGCGAACTTGTAGTTTTCCGTTAAATTCTTGGTGACGTTCATTCACTTCACACAGCTCAGCAATCCTATTGAATGAATCATTATTTTCTTTCTTAACTCGATCAAGTTCTTTTTGCATCCCTTGAATCTTTCTAAAGCCCTCCTCTACTATCTTCTTAGTTCCATTTAAAATAACTTCGGTCTCACTTAGTTTAGTTTTCATAGTACGCATCTCTGGTGAATTCATACCTATACCCTTAACGAGGATAGTTTCGGTCTCTGCTTCCTGGCGAAGCTTATGTTCTTTCTCCCAAGCTGCTTTACTATCCCTAGCAGCCTTCTCTAATAACTTAATATAATCTTCGTCAGCCTTGTAGGGTTTTTCTTCTCTATCTTTTCTCATTTCTCCCATAATACATTTCCCCTCTTTCATCATTGACTTTTTATCAATGTTACCCTAAATTGTCAATATGGGTGTACCAAAAAGATTAACAGAAATGCAGATGAGATTCTCTGAGTTCGTAGTATTCGGAGGACCTGATGGACCTATGACCCAATCAGAAGCAGCGACCGCTGCTGGGTACTCACCCAAGAGAGCTAGACAAGAAGGATCAGAACTCATGAACCCTAGACTCAGTCCATTGGTGGCTCATTATATTGGAAAACTTAAAGAAGAAAGACTTAAAAAATTTGAGGTATCCTACGAAGGACACGTGGCTGAACTTGCTAGGATAAAGGACTTGGCTTTGAAGAAGGGGAGCTTTTCTTCTGCTGTAAACGCTGAGACGAATCGAGGCAAAGCAGCAGGACTATACATAGAACGGAAAATAATAAAACATGGGAAACTAGAAGACATGTCAGAGCTAGAACTAGAAAACAAAATGAAACAAATTTTAGACGATTACGCACCAATTTTAAACGTTACTCCTCCCAATACAAAGTTGCCCACACCAAAAAAACAAAAAGGGCGACGAAAAAAACAAAAGGAAATAAAGCTTCAATCATCTAATAAAGGTTCAAGACAAGGCAATAAGTCAATACCACAGTCAGTAGTAGTAAAGATATAATTATTACCTTATCCGGATTAAACATTATCTTTTCTTTTTCTTCTTAGCTTTAGCTTTTTTCTTTTTCTTCTTAGCTTTTTTCTTTTTAGCCATATGATTAAAATCCTCCTTCCATATGTTATATTTTTCTTCGCTTAACCAATCACTTCTAGACATTTCTCTTTTCTATACCAGTTATGCACCCTGTAGGGAAGACATTCCTATCTGAATAAGCCTCATCCTTCTGGTCATAGCTCGCAAAAGTCCAAATGAATTTCTTCGTACGTTTATAAATATATGCAAACGTAACCATCTTTGAGCATTCGAACTTATCGAACTCATCAGCCGTAGCATGGCCTCCATCCGCGGTAATGTCAACCCATGAGATTTTATAGAAGTAGAATCTCTTCTTATTGATTACAACATGACGATATTTAGACTTCTTCCTTTTCATAACATCTTATATCCCCTATATAGGAATCTCACAACATCACGCAAAACTACTTTTCCGAAAACATTTTCTCACCCGCTTGCGTTTTATGCGGTTTTTTGCATAGTGGACATAAAATAGTGTCCATAAAATCAAAAAATGTCCAAAAAGTGTCCACACTTTAGCTAGTAATACCAATGGTTCTAGTCGATTTGGACACTTTTGACACTTTTTTGACCCCATAAAAAAAAAAAACGTTTTGCTTGATGTTGTCAGAACTCTATATAGGGAGTCGTTGCCTAATTTGTGCCATAATGTCGCCTTAATGTTGCCATCTTTTCTTCAGCAAAAGCGACTTTAGCTATTTGTTTATCAATACTACCCATTACGTCTTCATGACCAGGTAATACTTCCCCCCGTATAAGAGCATCAATCTTAACCAGAGCTGCTTCTCCATCCGCTTTGTAGCGCTGGATCAAGGCCTGGAAGATTCTTTCTCTTATTGTCCCTGCTTCTCTCATTTATCCTCCTTTATGGATGCCTACTCGGCCTCTGATGATAAGGGCTTACCGCAACCGAGTTGGCTTGGGTCAGGATTCCATTAACCCTGATGAAACGCGGGCCCTATTTCTCAATTTTGTTTTCCTCAAATTTCGTTAGTAATTCTGCTGTACTAATATGTGTTTCTTCTTTGTAATCTCGTACTAATTCATAATATTGATCTAATCTTTTTAAAAACTTATGCTTCCATGATCTTAAAGTAAGCCCGGAAAATTTGAATTCTTGGTAATATAGGTCAGGAGTACATACCATTATTACTCCTTGTTGAATGATAGAGCCATGAATATAGTCATGAGCCATGGCATATGCTGCAATCTGCAGGAAGTAATCCTCAATCCATGCCTCCTCCTTGGGTCGATTTGATTGTTTAAAGTCAGCAATAGTATCCATATTATTATGAACACATACAAGGTCCGTGGTCCCTGCGTAAAGGCCCGGGTAGTATAGCGTCACTTCGCTTCCGTAGTATTCAGAGACTGGTGTGAGTCCTACGTCAATAATCTTTTGAGCCATCGGCTTAGCCTGAATGCCAATGTCGGTAAGGTCCTCGTACCCTTTGCCAATGATATGTTTCTCCAGGAACTTATGCATGGCAGTGCCCCGCTTACTAGATAGGTTGAATATTCTCTCCGCTTCTTCATGTCCAATTTTTTCCTTCCATTTTTTTAAATAGCCTTGGTCCTTGGTCCTATTAAGGATGGTTGTGACAGAAGGCACGTTAAATCCACCCACCTGATAGGTCCGGGTGCCTTGGTCCATA